CTCGAAATGCGCATGGCCGATCGCCATCCGGGTGATCAGGCTCTGTGTCATCGATTGCATCCCTTCGCAGCGCAGATAGGCAATGTTCTCGGCAAGGGCGGCCGCGATGCTCTCCGGCGGCGTCGGGTTGTAGATCGAATAGGCGATGTCGCGCCCGCCGCCGATCCAGACGACATTGCGCCGCAACGCCCCCGGCTCGTCGGCATAACTGCTGTCGCCCGCCATGACCGCATGGTGCAGTCTCGCTACAAGATCCCGGGTGAAAACAGTATGATGTTCGGCGCGTGCGCGAGGCAGCAGATCGTCAAGGGCTGTTGCGTAATCTCGAACCTGGACCGCGGCCTCGGATGCGGAATCATCGGCGGTCTCTTCAACGGCCAGCAGCTCGTCGAGAGTGCTGTTGGTGCCTTCGATGGCGGCGCTCGAAACCGCCTCCCGCCGAGGCAGGATGCGGCTGACGAGATAGGGGTCCTCGAGCTCCGCGGTCAGCGTGTCGACCCGTGCCATCGCGTCGATGGCGCGGGCATGCTGCTGCAGAATCTCCGGCGGCAGAACAATGCTCTCCTCGGGTGGCGGCAGAGGCGACACGCCGTAATGCGAGTCATAAGGAGCCGGCAGGCGCCGGAGCTGTCTCCGGACGATCGGCGAAAGCTCCTCGCGGCGCATTTTCTAACCTTCAATTTGGCTGTCCGGTCGCCGGATAAATTGAAGGTTATTGATAGAAGCGTCAATTTAAAGCAGACGTCAGCCGGTAAATTTCAGCTTATCGACTTTACAACATCTCAAAAACACACTATAGTGTATCTTGTTGGATCGAGGCAGCGGAAAAGCCAAGCCTCATTATAAAGTGGCCCCGCGCCTCAGCCCGATTCAGCCGATTAGCGGACGTTATCCGCGAGAGCGGCCCCGTGCCGTGCCCGATAAGCCGACCTCATTCGATCCCGCGGCCCGGGCATCCAAGCGGACAAGCCATCGACCGTCAGTGCGCCCCACGTCGCGGGCGCGTTCACCGTTGAGGGCCAAGCACATGTCCGCCAATCTCATCAATCTCCGCACGATTCAGTTTTCCGACAAGTTCGCGCTGCTCTCGCAGCAATTCGGCTCCCGCCTGCAGGGCCTGGTCGGCCAAGGCCAGTACCAGGGCAAGCAGGCTTCGCCCGTCAACCAGGTGGCGCCGACCGCCGCGGTGCCGGTGACCGAACGTTTCACGCCGATCGACCGGCAGGATGCGACCTTCGACCGCCGCTGGTGCTTCCCGCTGCCCTATGAGCATGCGCAGCTCGTGGACAAGTTCGACGAGCTGCAGATGCTCGGCGATCCGAAGCCGAGCCTCGTCATGAACGCGGCCAATGCGATGGGCCGTGCCAAGGACGACGTCATCCTCGGCGCCTTCTTCGCCACGGCGAAGACCGGCGAGCTGGCCGCGAGCTCGGCCGCCTTCGGCACGACGCTCACCGGCGCCGGCGGTCAGAACGTCTCGGTGAGCCAGGGCGCATCGGGCGCGACCAACCTGACCGTGGCCAAGCTGCGCGAAGTGGTGAAGGCCTTCCTGCAGAACAATGTCGATCTCGACCGCGAGCAGATCACCGGCGCGCTGAACGCCAAGGCGCATGACTCGCTGCTCGGCGAGATCCAGGTCACCTCGATGGACTATCAGACCAAGCCGGTGCTGGAGGAGGGGCGCATCCGCCGCTTCATGGGCATCAACTTCGTGCTGACGGAAGAGGTGACCAAAATCTGCCAGGGCACCGACGATCTCTCCGGCTCTTCGGTTGGCATTCCGTTCTGGGTCAATTCCGGCATGCATCTCGGCGTCTGGGTGGACCAGACCACCAACATCACCCAGCGCACCGACCTCAAGCTCCAGCCCTGGCAGATCTACATGGACATGATGGTCGGCGCGACCCGCATCGAAGAGAAGAAGGTCGTGCGCGTGTGGTGCCGATGACGGCTGAAGCCGCCTGACGGCGGCGATGGAACAAGCGAGCCGGGGCGCCTTCCCCGACATCCTGATAAGCCCGGTGGCATTCCGGCGAAAGGATGAACTCCCATGGCGATCAACGCCTATAAGGCCCTCTCCATCACCAATCTCGATGCGACGCCGATCCTGCGCGCCAACCCCTGGGTGCATGGCGGAAATTCCAAGCAGTATGCCGGCACGGTCGAGGTTGCCGATGATGCCTCGATCGGCTCGATCTATCGCTTCTTCCGGGTCGGTTCCTGGATGCGGCCGGTCAGCCTCACGATCCTCTGCGACGCCATCACGGGCGCCGCGGCCGATGTCGGTCTCTATCGCCGCGCCGCCGATGGTGGCGCCGCCGTCGATGCCGATATCTTCGCCTCGGCGCAGTCGATCGCGACGGCCTCCAAGACCGGCATCATGTGCCTGTTCGAATCCGGCTCGAACGATGTCGCCAATGTCGAGAAGCGGATCTGGGAGCTGCTCGGCCTCACCGCAGATCCCAACCTGGAATACGACCTGGCGCTCACCTTGACCGCGGGGCTCAGCGCCGCGGGCACGCTGGCGCTCCAGGGCGTCTTCTCCTGGTGACGTCATGGCGATCCAATACATCGGCATCGACCGCGGCCGGCAGAGCGGCGACGTGACCACCGGCACGGCGACCACGGGCAAGGAGATCGAGCTCAGCGTCGACCTTGCATCGAACGCCACCCGCCAGGAGGTCCTGGACTCGCTGGACAAGCTCCGGGACTTCATCCTCAACACCCGCGCGACGCCGTTCGCGCAATAGCGAGAGATATCGATGGCCTCCCAGACATCGATCTGCAACCGGGCGCTCGAATGCCTGGGCGACGCGCCGATCGTCTCGATCGACGACGACACCAAGGCGGCGAAGGCGCTGCGGCGGATCTACGACAACACCCGCCGCGCCTTCCTCTGCGAGCATCCCTGGCACTTCGCCAAGAAGCGGGCAAGCCTGCCCGCTTCCGCGGTGCCGCCGGCCTGGGGCTTCGCCCGCGGCTATCCGGTGCCGGCGGATTTCCTCCGCCTGCTCTCGGTGCGGCACGGGCCGGATTTCAGCCTCGAGGCCGATGCCACCGGCTCGCAATGGATCCTGAGCGACGCAGCGGCGCCACTCGAGATTCTCTATCTCACCGATGTGACCGATGCGGGGCGCCTGCCGCCGCATGCGGTCGAGGCGCTGGCGCGCTGGCTCGCCTACGACCTGGCCGAGGACCTGACACAGTCCAACACCAAGAAGCAGGACGCGGCGCAGGGGCTCGCCGTGGCACTCGCCCGCGCCAAGCGGATCAACGGCATGCAGAAGCAGCCGGAGCCCTATCCGGCCTTCTCCTTCCTGCAGGCCCGCGATCAATCGATCCAGTTCCCGATCCTGACGACGGACGGCTGACGACGACCCATGCCTAGGTATTTGAATGGTTAGGGCATCCCCCAACTTCAACGCCTTCGATGCCGGCGAGTTCGCGCCGATCACCGAGGGCCGCACCGATCTCTCGCGCTACGGCTTCGCCTGCCGGATCCTGGAGAACTTCCTGCCGCGCGTGGTGGGGCCGGCCTCGCGGCGGCCGGGCACTTCGTTCATCGCCTCGGTGCGCTATCCGGACCGCGACGCGCTGCTGGTGCGATTCGAATATTCGACCGAGCAGGCCTATGTGCTGGAGTTCGGCCATCTCTACGTGCGGTTCTACCGCAACGACGGCCCGCTGCTCGAGACCGCGCAGAACATCACCGGCGCCACCCAGGCCGATCCGGTGGTGCTGACCATCGCCAACCACAATTATGCGAATGGCGACGACATCGAGATCGCCGGCGTCGTCGGCATGGTGCAGCTGAACGGCCGCCGCTTCCGCGTGGCGAACCGCACGGCCAGCACCTTCGAGCTCGCCGACCAGCACGGCAGCCCGATCGACGGCAACGGCTATTCCGCCTACGTCTCCGGCGGGACGGCGGCGCGGGTCTACACGCTCACCACCACCTATCAGGACATCGACCTCGCGCAGCTCAAGTTCGCGCAGAGCGCCGACATCCTCTACATCGCCCATACCGAGTACGTGCCGAGGAAGCTGCAGCGCTACGGCGCCACCAACTGGGTGCTGTCGCAGATCGATTTCCAGGACGGGCCTTATCTGCCGGTCAACAGCGCGCAGACCACCTTGACGCCCTCGGCCGCATCGGGCGCCGGGATCACGATCTCTTCCGCGACCTCGGTGGCGATCTCCGGCGCCACGGCCAATCCCGCGGGCGCAATTCGCATCACCTCGGCCAATCACGGCTGGAAGACCGGCGACAAGATCGATATCTCCGGCGTCGCCGGCACGGTCGAAGCCAACGCGACCTGGACCGTCACCCGGGTCAACGCCAACACCTATGACCTGAACGGCTCGAGCTTCATCAACGCCTATGCGAGCGGCGGCACGGCGAAGCCGCATCTCTTCGAGCCGACCGACCTCGGGCGGCTGGTCCGGATCCAGCATTCCAGCACCTGGGGCTTCGCCAAGATCACCAGCTACACCTCGCCGGTCTCCGTCATGGCGGATGTCTTGAGCAATTTCGGCGGCACCTCGGCCGTTGCGACATGGCGGCTCGGCCTCTACAGCCAGGGCGGCGGCTATCCCGCCTGCGTCACCTTCTATGAAGGCCGGCTGTTCTGGGGCGGCTGTCCGCTGGCGCCCACGCG